TCATCTATCGCTGTTGCCGAGTCACTCTTGACCACGAAGAAGGTATTTGTAATGCTACCCGCCTCACTAGAATCTAACTATCGCGGTGAGCTTCGCAAGTGTGGTGACCCGCTGTATATGTACGACCAGCACTGGCGTCAACAGACATTGACAGCCGAGACACGTGAGACAGCAAAGAAACTAGGTCTCTCCGACGGGTTTCTCGACCGAAACCGAACTTTTTTTACTACTATCCCCAACCAAGAGGCAAACTTTTCTAAACTTCCCAAATCCGCACAGGACATCATTGCAAAGCAGATTGAGGATATCATTGACCAGCGATTCACGTTCATTCGCTACAACGGTTTATCTTCCGCGAACATAGGCAAGTATGTTCCTAGCGACGGTACGAACCCGTATGATGACAGCGTGGTCATTATTGACGAAGTCCACAACTTCATCTCGCGTATCTCGAACAAGTCGGATATCGCGAGGAAACTTTACGATATCATCTATACCGCGAAGAATTGCAAGGTGGTGGCACTTTCGGGGACGCCAGTCATCAATCGGGCGCACGAGGTCGCATATTTGATGAATTTGTTACGTGGACCCATTGAGCGGATTGTGATTCCTGTTCGCGCCATTACCACATGGGATGAGGAAAAGATGACGTCTGTGTTGCGGAATCTACCTGAAGTAGATACGATTGAGTTCAACGCCGTGAAAAAATACATCCTGTTGACCCGCAATCCACCCAACTTTCGCAGTGTATACAACGATAAGGGTGATCGCATAGCAGTTCAATACAAGAAGGATATACCATTTGTTCCATCGGCAAAAGACTGGGTGAATACATGGGCGTCTAAATTTCAGATCGATGTAGGAGGTGCGGAACTTGCGTTAGATCGTGTGTCCACAGAGATATTTGAGTGTTTACCGACAGTCTATGAGGAGTTTGCGACAATGTTCTTGGACGGTCTCAATATGAAGAATACATTACTGTTTCAGCGTCGTATTCAAGGATTGGTCTCCTATTTCAAAGGTGCGGATGAGCGCATGTTGCCTCGACGCGTAGAGGATGAGAAGATGTTAGAAAAAACCCCCATGTCAGATTCGATGTTTAATAACTACCTTGCGATGCGTAAGATTGAAATCAAGGCAGATTCAGGAAAGACAAACCCTGCAACAGCTGAAGAGGATGACATGAAGTTGTATCGGGTATTGTCACGTCTTGCCTGCGACTTTGCGATTCCGCCTGAGTTGCGTAAGGGAGATGTAGACGACAGACCTGTGGAAGACAAAGATGTAGACAAGTCGGAGATTTTGGAAAAAATCAAAGCAAGTCCCGAACGGTATCTGACGGAACAAGCCTTACAGACCTACAGTCCAAAGATGCTGAAACTGCTTCAAAACATTCGCGAGTCTATTGGCACGGGTGAAATCTACCGCACACAGTTGCTGTATTCCACATTTCGTAATCTAGAAGGTTTGGGTGTCTTTTCCGCAATATTGAGCGCAAATGGATGGCAGGAATACAAAATTACCAAAGAAGCAAATCAGTGGGTTGAAGACCCTGCCTTGGATCCCGAGAAGCCTGCGTATGCGTTCTTTACAGGCAAGGAAGACATGGAGCAACGTGAGTATATGCGCCAAATCTTTAACGCCAAATACTCTGATGATTTCCCACCTAGTCTCAAGGCATCTGTGGAGAGCAAACCGAAAAAGAAGCTATGTCTCCTTATGATTACCGCGGCAGGCGCAGAAGGTATCACTCTCGCAAATGTGCGTCATGTTCATATCATGGAACCCCATTGGAATCCAGCACGTCATGACCAAATCATTGGTCGCGCGATTCGTATTTGCTCGCACGCATCATTGCCACAAGAGGAACGCACTGTTCGTGTGAGTTTCTACCTGTCTGTGTTTACTGAAGCACAATCCAAATCGACAGAAACTGCCAATAACGTGGTGCTGGTGCGTCGTAACGACACAGCCGTGAAACGATATGAGGGTGAACCTGTGGAAGCCTTTATGAGCACCGATGAGTATCTCTACGAGAAGACGTATGAAAAGGAGGTAACAAACAAGAAGATTAGTTTGCTACTGAAACAGGCAGCCGTCGACTGTGAGATTCATCGAAAACTTCATAGTCGCGAAACACCTGTGATTTCGTGTATGCGATTTGATACGACCATTACGGGTGAGGACTTGGCCTTCAAGCCCGACTTGAAAACAAACGATTTGGACGAATCCTATTTGCGCAACATGCAGCGCAAACGTCGTCGGTTACAAAAGGTTCAAATCAAACAAATGGTCTTTTTATTAGACCCCGATACCAAGGAGGTCTTTGATGGTCCTGCTTTTGAGGATGATAACCGCCTTCTTAAGTTGGGACAGATGACATCACCTACGCAGATACGTTGGCTGCCCGACCTTCAGATTGCGTAAGAATACTTTCCAACCACTCATCACAGACACCTGACCAGCTCGGATACATGAAGGACTGCACACAACTCTTTCGTGCGTCCAGGGATGCAATCATAGCCTCCATAGCCTTGGTCACATCGGTGCTCGCAAATGTGGGTGAGGAAAACCCATGAGGCATTCCACCTGCAAAATAGTTCTTACCATTCCGAGGAACAAACTCAGCGACCGTCTCATTCAAGAAGGAGCGGTAACTTCCAACATCCGTGACAACTTGCGGTGCGCCTGTGTACATGTGCTCCATTTGACACAGACCAAATCCCTCACCATCGGATGTATTGATGCCAATGTCAGTCGCATTGTACAGCTGATTGATTGCTTCGTCTGCCCACACGTTCGGCGGAGATGTATCAATCAGAAGCAGACGACGGAGAAATGTCTGGGGGTCCATACCATTTTCCTTGAGTTCCTCCAGAAAGATACGCTGTGTGTCATAATACGCACCAGCCTGCGGTTGTAGATTAGAGGCAATAATCAAATAATACGGCTTTGTCGGGTTGTTCTTCAACAGTCCTACAAATCCAGCAATGCTCAAATCCAGGCGCTTTCTCTGGCTGTTGCGGTTTGCGTTGAGTATTACAATCGCATTGTCGGGAAGTCCCAGATTCCGACGTACTTCCTTCCGTGCGTCTGCGGACATGTAAGAGAAAATCGTCGGGTCTACTGCATGTTCCAGGACGCGCACGTCAGGAAACGGACCATACTCCAAGAAACGTGTCTTCCAAATGTTCGTGAAACAATAGATACGATCAGCATGCTTATGGAGAACATCAATCAACGATTGAGCAATTCCAGTATAGACCTGGTCCACATACAACCACAGCTGATAGGGTGACTTGCCGCGTTCGTGTTTCATGGACTCAATGAACTTGGCAATCGTATAGGGGTCATTGTATATCATAACTACATCGGGACCCACCATATCCAAATACTCGTGGATTTTGTTGTAGCCGAATCCTTCCTCACGAGGATCCTCATTCGCAGCCGCATCGTAAGGAACTACTCCCTCTGGATACTTGCGGATATTCGGGCGAGCTGGATGACGCTGAAATCCAAAGTGGAATGTCTTTACTTTAGGAACCAGCGTTGTCAGTTGCTTGACGAGGTTATAACTTACCTTCGAGTAACCTGTTGTCTGATCTATGTGTGTACTCACGAGGACGAATCGCATTGATTCATTATACATTCTCTTGCGTAAATCACAAATGCAGGTGAATTCTGCGCAGGATTGGTTAACGAGATATAAGAATCGTGTTCATGCGAAATCTGCTACGCTTGCACCTCCTCCGCAAGCAGAGAGGTCAAATGCCTATTATACAAGCATCCAGGCAAATGGAGCAACGCAACGTCAGCGGTTTGTAGCTCCATTTCAGGGTGCTTGGGGTGGCGCGAGTGGAGGCGCTACGTTTTCATCTGAGTGCTGCTCTGTAACAATCCCATTTCCTGTAACCATCAGTCAAAGTGTAGTCCCGTATAATGGTCGGTCTGTCCAGCCGATGAGCTTCCGTATAGTGTCTTAAAGAAAGCATCGTGAAGAATACAAATGCCAGGTGGCTTGATTCAATTAGTGGGTGTAGGCGCCCAAAATGAGTTAGTCAATGGAAATCCCTCCATGACTCATTTCAGAGCCGTCTATCGCCGTTATACGAACTTTGCGATGGAACAGATTCGGATGCCATTCACGTCATCCAATTTGGAGTTTGCTCTCAACACTACGCGGACAATATCCTGCCGTATTGACCGTTATGCCCAGTTACTCCATGACTGCTATTTGGTGTTGACACTCCCCGATATTTGGTCTCCTTTGAAGCTTGTGGGTACATCAGTCCCCTCAGGCTACGATACGCGGACAAACTCAATCGGGTATGAGTTTCAGTGGATTAAAAACATCGGGTATAACCTCATTGACCATGTGGATATCACGATGAACGGTCAGGTCATTCAGCGCCTACGCGGTGAGTGGCTCAAGATGTATTCCTACACGACCCACGACGCCAACAAGCGTGAGATTGTGGATCAGATGGTAGGAAATGTACCTGAAATCTACGACCCAGCGCATGCATATGATCGTAACGGGCAGTACCCTCACGCGATTACACCGACCAGTCTTCCCTCGTCATCTCCCACGACTCTGGTTCCTGAACCGTCTATTCGGAGTCGTCAGTTGGTGATTCCTCTCCATTTTTGGTTCTGCGAGAATCCTGGTCTGGCACTCCCGCTGGTGTCTCTCCAGAACTCAGAGGTCTATATCAATGTCACTCTACGGGGCATCAATGACCTGTATACAGTGGTGGATGTGAATCCCCAATCTTCAACGTTTGGACAACGTATCAAGCCCAATGGAGACACAACGTATAATGCGGTGAGTCTATTTCTGTCTCCACCATTAACCACGGGTGCGCCTAGCAATCCGACGTTGACTACTTGGTTTCCAGACCCCTATGTGGAAGGGAACTTTGTGTATCTGACGGAGATGGAGATGAATCAGCTCGCACGCGCAGACCAAACCTTTTTGATTAAGACGGTACGGTACGTCTCCAAGGAGGGGCAGTTTGGTGGAAACACCGATTTGGAGATTCCCATGTTCAACTTGGTGACTCGTATCATCTTTGCTGCGCAACGGTCCGACCGTTTACTGGTGAACGACTGGGACAACTACACAAACTGGGAAGACCCAAACCGTGCACCATGGTCCTCAATCACTAGAACGAGTGATTCAACACTGTCTACGGCAGAGAAGACCATTGTGGGGTTGTTTTCGTCAGGACAGCAACAAGTAACATCGGTATTTCCAAGAGACGCGTTGATTGACGGTATACTTCTCTTTGATGGAAAGGAACGTATTCAGACGAAACCTTTGCCGTTCTTCTCTCTGCTTCAGATGTATCGCTATGTCACGGGACAGACCCCTGAGCTTCCAGGTGTCTACATGTACTCATTTGCACTAGACCATGGGTCCTATCAACCTTCGGGCGCAGCCAACGGAAGCATGTTTAACAAAATCATTTTGCGACTGACGCTCCAACAACCTTTGCCAGAGTCTACATCAACCACGAATACGACCACTGTATGTGTGTTGACATCTACGCTGTTTAGTCCGAATCCGACTGTGATTCCTGCAGCAAACTTGAACCTCACAGATGCATCAGGAAAACCTCTCTATCCTCCTGGAAGTGTCACAACAGTAGTACAGACAAATGACAACATTATCTTCACCTTTACCTATACGGTGGGTGTCTACGTGGAGGCTATCAACTTCCTGCGCATCGTGTCGGGATTAGGCAATCTAGTCTTCGCATCATAATAATGAGTGGTGTCTACATTGAATCGGCCTATTATGGCGATGAAAAAGCATTCGCCAACATCACGAAAAGTCTTGCGAAAAAGATTATCGGAGGTGTGTTGGATGTGACGGCGAACTCGGACCTAAAACCAACGTTCGAGGCTGCCCCTGAGACGCGATTGGAATCAACTGATGAAAAGCGTATTCGGGAACAAGCCGTTGCCGCATGTGGCGGAGAGGCAGATCAAGCGTGTTTAGAACGCACACGCATCAAGCTCAGCGAGGAACGCCTTCGTGAGAAGGAAAATGAGAACTTGGTCAAAGGAGTTATCAAAGGAGATCGTTTAACTGTAAACATTGTAGACAACGGTAAACCTCGAAAACTCATTACGCCAGCGGGGCAGAAACTTCGGTTGGAGAACATCATTGGGGACAAGGCCACAGAAACGGCAGGTGTGGCTCTTCCTACACTTGAAAAAACACAAGACTATGCGGTTACAATCATTACTATAGTTGTATCCACGTTCGTGTGGGTCTTTGGTATTGTGGCACCCTATGCTGTGTTTATGCGCGAGTACGAGAAGGACATGGTTAATAACGACCAATACCGCATTGCGGCTTATGTCTCTGCGGGACTTGCCACATTCTTTCCAGGAGCGGGATATGTCATTGTTCTTCTATTCTTCGGATTCCGTGCTTTTATCACCGAGTATGTTGCGTGAAACCTTTCGCAGAAGTGAGTAATGATTGAACTGAAATGGTTAGTCGCTGGGCTTATTACGGGACTTCTGCTTTCTACCGTGGTGATTCCGCCGACAAGGAAAAAGATTACCATTCCGCAACCCAATGATTCAAGTATTTATCATACGGATACA